TGCCGCTGGTCAGCGTGCTCTTGGCATTCTTGCGCGGCACCTCGACATAGACTTCCCGGTAGCGGCGCAGGCCGGTGTCCTTGTGCACCCAGCCAAAAACCGTGGTCACCACAAAGCACTGCCAGGCATCGAGCTCGATCAGCTGACGCTCGCGTGCCCATTTGCCCTTTATGTGTGGCAGCAGCTCGACAAAATCACAGGGCCGCGCTGCCCGGGCGTCGTCAAAAATCCATGGCCAGTCTTCGCTGGGCTCACGTGCCAGGTCATCGGCCTGGCGCCTGACCGCCTCGATCGTCCATTTGCAGGCGGGAATCAAACCGTCCATCACCTGCTGCGCGTACACCTGCGCGGCAAGCACATGCTTGTTCATCGGTTCACGACGGCGAACTGGGCAAACCCACTGGCCGCTTTGGGCATAGCCTCGACGCCGGGCAGATCGGGCTGTACATAGTTCGACGCCTGGACGCGGCCACGCGCGGCGGGCGACAGGCCAAAGTGCATCAGGTAGCGGTTGACCTGCTCGGCCTGCGACTTGATCAGCTGGCGAATGACGCTTTGCTGGGCATAGCCGCTGGGCGTCACGCTGTAGCTGGCCTGGTAGACCGCGTCCGCGTAGCCGACACCGCCGGCTTCGAGCAGCTTGACCTTGCCGTTGAAGGCGGTCTGGTACTCAGACAGCCGGCCGAACGCATCGCAGTACAGCGTCAGCGCGGCGCGGTCTAGGCCGCTGATCAATCCCAGCTCTTCCAGCAGCGGCGTGATGCGTTTCCATTCCTTGCGCGCCTCGATGCCCAGGTGCTTGGGCGCGGTCGGAATCTCGACCTGCGGGTTGATGCCTTCGGACAGGTTCAGCGCGCGCTTGCCGGGGTTGCCTTCGAGCAACCGGAGCGCGGCAGGCTTCGGCAGCGGTCCACGTGTTCCGGTCATGTTAAATCCTTGCTATTTTCTTGATAGCTGAAAAGCCATATTTGGTATGCCTGGCGGTACCCCTCCCCCCAAAACCCGCGCACGCAAAAAAAGAGGGAACCGTTCGGTTTCCGGCGAGCGCCTTGCAAACTTTCAGTCCCCCCCTACCCTGCCCGGCGCCGACCCCGAAGTGCTTCGGCCAGGCTCTTGGCCTCATGGCACGGCGCGCACAGGCCTTGCTCGTTGTCCTGGTCGTCCGTGCCGCCTTCGGCCAGCGGCTTGATGTGGTCGCGCTGCGTGGCCAGGGTCACACGACCCAGGCGCTGGCACTCGACACACAACGGATGGCGCTGGAACAGGTCAGCGCGCATCGCCTGCAACCGGCGCCCGGTGATGCGTATGGTGGCCGTTGGCTTCTTGGCCCATACGGCTGACGGATGGCGTGGGCAGCGGCTGGTGCCGTCACGCACCAAGACGCCACAGCCCGGATGACCACAAGGTTTCGGAGCTGCTTTCGCCATGTTCGTTTTCATTTGCCCAAAGAAAAACCCCGGCAAGCGGATAGCCTGTCGGGGTTTTGATCTGATTGCAAAGTGGGTGGAGACACCTTGCGACCAGCTTGCATGAAATGTAGCGTAAAGCTCTATGTCGTGAAATTCTTTTTCTTTGCCTCGGCCCGCTCACCAAACCATGCCGACAACGCCACATCGGCCTGATCCAAGTGCGAATGCACGGTGGACTCGGCTTTGCATGTATGCCGAGCCGTGCCCTTGATTCCCATGTCCCGTATGTAGATGCAGTACAGCGTGAGGTACAGGTGCTCCCGCGCTGGCCTCAGCGCTTGCACCGCCTGGTTGGTCAGCGCCGCATCGACCTCATCGACCGGCACGATGCTTTCCCGGTAGCCGCTGCTGCGTTCGGCCAGCAGCACCGACTGCGTGGCGAAGCCCAGGCCGCCGCCGCTTTCGCGCTCCTTGTAGAGCGCCCAGTTGTGCAGGCGCTGCTTGACCCATTCAATGCGTGCCATCAGGCAGCCTGTACTTCCGGCGTATGGAAGATGCACACAAACGCGCAGCCAAACTCGACCATCAGCTGGGCCACATGGGCAGGCAGCGGGCCAGCGGCAAACGGCGTGCCCACCACCCGGCCGCCTTCAAACGCATAAAAGCAGTTCGCCTCGCCGCGCAGGCCCTTGCGCACCAGCTCAAACGCCACATTGCCGATTTCCACTGACTTCGCCTTGATGGCCTTATACGTCTCTGGCATGAACTGCTTGATCTCCTCGATCTGGCGGCTCACATCCACTTTTGCTGTCTGAGTGTCCATACTGTCCAACCTTTTCTATAGAGTAAATAAGTGAAGTGCGATGCCCGCCAGCGCGAGCGTGGGGAGGTGCCTGCCTGTGCCTGCCCGCCTTGAATCAAGGCACAGGACAGGGTCCAACCACGGTGGTCAATGCAGCAGCTTCAACCCCCAAAAGCTGGGGAAAGAGGGCTACCGGCGGCTTCTATGCAAACCGCTGGACACCATGGACACCTGGACACTGGCTAGCTCATGGGCGCATGAAATGACTTCCCCGCCACCGCGCCGCAATGGGGGCGCAGCGCGCCTCCCAGCCCTTCGGGCGCACTGGCGCGAATCACGCCTCCCCCAGTGCTTGCAGCACGGCGCGTTTGCTGAGCCATGACCGTCTTTGGGTCATGGCGCATCGTCACCGTCCTTGTGTGTGTAATCAGCATGAATTGCGTTTACCCGATGGCTTTAAAAGGGCTCATCGTCGGCAATGTCTTCAACTGACAGTGGCACGACCGGCATCGCCGTCATATCCACCTCATCGTCTTGCGGCGGCCAGGTCGAAGGCCTGACGTATCCCCAGGCGCGCGCGCCATTGATCTGCTTCTTGACCCGCTCCCAGCCTTCATGGTCCAGCCAGCCGCGGATCTGCGCTTCCAGCGCCGGGCTGCTCTTGGCCGCATCGATGCCCAGGGCCAGCGTGAGTTGCGCAATCGTGACATGGCTGGTCAGGTCGTTCACGATGGCGCCAATGCCTGACGCTTGCGGCGCCCGGGTCAACAGGTGCAGCAGTTCGCTGACCACTGCGGTTTCCACCAAGCGGCTTTCCTGCATGGGTTCAAACAGCCGGCGCTCCTGGTCAGCCGTCGGCGTGTACGCCGTGCCTTCTTGATACAACGCATAGGCTTCGGCCAGCAGCTGGTCGCGGTACTTCACCAGCCATTCGGTATTGATGACATGGCGCACCGGAATCGGCCAGAAGCGACGGTTGCCGGTGCGGTCCCGCAAGTACGTGTTTTCATTCGTCGTGCCAACCAAGATGCATTGCCGCGCAAAGCTGCCCACCGTCGCGCCGTAAGCCACCCGGTACCGGTCCACTTTTGAGGAAATAAACGCCTTGATGGCGCCCACTTCCGACTTGCTGAAGTGCGTCATTTCCGCAATCTCATACACCCACAGGCCTTGCACCTGTTCCTGCGCTTCCTTGCCACGGCCCACTTCAAAAGGCGTGTCGCTGTAATACTTCGAGCCGCCCAAAATCTCGACCATCGTGGACTTGCGCAGGCCGCCCACGCCTTCGAGCACCGGGCAGTAATCGAACTTGCAGCCCGGCTGCATCACCCGGTTGACCATGCCCAGCAGCCAGCAGCGGCCCACGATCTGGAAGTACTCAAGCATGGACGGGTTCAGCTTGTCGGGCGCTTCGCCCAGCACATGCACCAGCCACTTGTTGATGCGGGGTTTCTTGTCCCACTCCAGACCATGCAGCTCTTCGCGGATCGGGTGAAACCGGCGCGTGTGCGCCACCGTCTGAATCGCTTCCATCAGCGCCGCGCGCGACACGCTCGGCAGCCCATAGAAGTCCGTCAAATACTTGCCCAGCAGCAGGTCCACCGCGTCCGTCACGTCGCCCACCTGCGAATGCGGCCACGGCCACAGCACGCGGGACTGTACGTTGTTGCTCAGCTCGTTGTACGCCAGCACCGGCTCCAGGGCCGGGTCACGCTCCAGAATCAGGATGACCATCTTGCGGCTGGCCAGCCAGCGCTTGTTCGCTTTGTCGTAGTACGGCAGCAGCCAGCCCGGAATGGGCTTGCCGCTGATCATCGTGAAGCCTTCGCTGCCCGCGTCCATACCACTGTCTCCAGTGCCAACGGGGAGGTCGATTTTTTTTCCGCCACCGCCACCCGATGCTGCAGCCGGTGTGCCGGCGTCTGCATCGGCATCGCCCGGCAGCGCATGGGCCCGGCCAAAGAAGGCCAGCACCTTGTCCGCGTCCCAGCCATCCGTGTTGATCGCATCGGCGCAATCCCAGCCGTCCACCACAGCGCCAGGCGCAGGAATGGGCAGCAGCTGCACCGCGCAACCATGGTCAGAGCGCAGCAACGCGCCAATGCCCAGCATCGCCGCCATGCCCGGCTGCTTGTAGGCCGGCAGCATCGGCTTGGCTGCCTGCGCAATGCTGCGTGCCAGCTCTTCCGTGAATTCCTTGCGTTCGGCGGCGGTCAAGGGCTCATGCTTGGCATCGCAGTCTGGCCACAGCAGCACCGTGCAGCCCTTGAGCCAGTCCCACAGTACTTTTTTCCAAGCCTTGCAGCCGCCTGGCCAGCTCACCACCAGGTACACGCCCGGCACGCTGGCTTCAAGCAGCGCATGCAGCGCCTCGGCTTTTTTCTCGCCCTCGACCAGCACCACCGTGCGGCCCGCTGGCATCGTGGCCGCTGGGATGAACAGCGGCCGGGGTTCGTCCCACTGCTTCCAGTGCCAGCGGCTCGCGCCGTCCTTGGCGCTGGTGCACCAGGTGTGCGGCAGCGTTTCCTTGCCGCCGTCGCTGGTGCGAAA